GAGGTTAAAGGAAAGTTACTCGAATATAAAGAGATGCTTCGTATTACTAATAATTATATGAATAATCCATTAACTATTTATAATCGCAAAATATGGAGTAATTGCTCTTTCGAACTAAAGCGCATATGTGATTTTTTCAGGTTGGCTAATCAAAATACTGCATTGGGAAAAGAACCAGAAGAATATCTTAACGAAATTAAGAAGATTATCGAACCAATTAATGATAAAATGATTGAATATTACCGCAAGATTATCGAAGGAAAATAACTAAAGCTATGCTATTTTCTCTGATGACTTTATCTGATGATTAAAAATTTGTGTATTTTATTTGATGGTTGAAAATTGATACCACATTTATGGTTTTATATGATTATAATATTAATATTATTAATAATATTTTGATTAATTTTAATAAATAAATGGTGATTAATCCTAATCCTAATCCTAATCTTAAACAGGTACTTAAAGAAAAATTTAATATAGATGAATTCAGAACACATCAAGAAGAAATAATTACAGACATCTTAAGTAAACGTGATATTCTCGTGTTAATGCCTACAGGTGGTGGCAAGAGCTTATGTTATCAATTATCGAGTGTAATTAGTCCAGGTTTCACCTTGATCATTAGTCCTTTAATTGCTTTAATATGGGATCAAGTAGAGGATTTAAAATCTAAAAATATATCAGCAGCTGCATGGTCTGCAAATCTGAGTTCAACTGAATTAATAGAGATTAAAGAATCTTTAATCTCAGGTAAGATGAAGATCTTGTATACAACACCAGAAATGTTAGTACAATCATCGCATCTTTCAGGATTATTAGAGAGTAAGAGTCTTGATAGAATCATTGTTGATGAGGCACATTGTGTTAGTAATTGGGGTCATGAGTTTAGGGAGAGTTATCTTGAATTAATCACAATTAAGAAGAAGGTTCCAAATGTGCAGATTGTCGCATTTACTGCTACAGCTACACCAACAGTTCAATTAGATATTATTCGAATTCTTAACTTACATAAAGTTAAGATCTATAGACAATCATATATTAGAGAGAACTTGCATTATTATGTCCAAAAAAAAGAGTTTACTTCAAAACTTAAATATAGTGAATCTATCGTTAATCAAATATATCAATGGATAATTGATAATGATTATACGCGCAAAACTGGTATAGTCTATTGCTTATCCAGAGATAATTCAGAAGATTTGGCTCTGGCATTACAGAAAAAAGGATTATCCGCAGAATATTTCCATGCTTCGATGGAAACAGAAGATAAAAGACTCACCCAGAATCGTTGGTTATCTGGCGAAACTAAGATTATCGTTGCTACAATTGCATTTGCACTCGGAATTAACAAGCCCAATGTCAGATTCGTAATACATGCCGCATTACCAAAATCTATCGAGGGATTCTATCAAGAGACTGGTAGAGCAGGTAGAGACGGGAAGCTAAGCAGATGTATCCTATTCTATAATCGTCAAGATAAACATATTCTACAAAGCATGACGAAAAAATCTGAAAGCTTAAAACAACTTGATAAAGCAGAAAAAGCAATTAAAAAAGAAAGAGAAAGAGAAAAAGAAAAAGAAGAGAGTAGAGAAATAGAACGAAATAATAATAAAGATGAAAATAGTGATAGTGAAGATTCTGACAAAAAGATTATTGAAAGTCAAGGACCACCAACTGATAGTTTTATAAGGACCGAAGATATGTATCAATGGGCAAATTCAACAATTGACTGTCGAATTGAATCCTTGAGTAGATATCTAGGTGAGAATGTTAAATTTTCATGTGGAAATTGTGATAATTGTCAGCAAATGCATAGAAACAGGGATAAAACTATAATATACAAGAAAAGATCTATTACTGATTTTCTAGAGTTAGCCAAGAAACTAATTACAGAAAGCCAAAGTGCATCAGTCAATAAAAGAGAATTATTAAAAGAGATTGCAAGTAATTTACATCATTATGCAGGTTATAATAAATTTCGCGTATTATCAGAACTTGAAGCACTCGGCTATCTTTCTATAAAATATCAACTCGATAAATCTAATAAAATACATGAAAATGTAGTTATAGGTCCGCAAATATGGGATGAAAGAGTCGATTTATTAATAGAATTTGAGGAAAATAACAAATAAATTGATATTTCTTTTATCAGTTATTTATTATATCTATGCTAGAGATGAATTCTATATCCGAAATTAATCAATGGTGTATGAGACGTTCTATCCTACAACCAGTATATACTTTTATTGGATCTGGAACTGAATGGAAATGCCAATTTAGACTTGAAAGTCTTAATATTAATTGTGAAAGTGATACTTTCACCTGTAAAGCAGATGCAAAATTACATGCGGCGACCCGTGCGCTCTCATTAATATATAAGGATAATAGTAATGAAAGTATTAATAATACTGAAACCATTATAAGATCAGATGTAATTATCCTTCTGGATGGTGATCAGAGAGTAGATTGTTGGAGATGGTTAAATCAGATTAATATTGATTATGATAATAATATTAAAATATATGTTTTCGTTGGACCAACTAGCCATTGTGAGCCTATTAAAAATGATACAGAATTAATCGTATCAAAATCGACAAGTCGAGACTCAGCTGATGCGGCATTGCTTATAATGCTAGGAAGACTATTGCCATCTTTATCAGAGACCACTGAGATTATAATCGTATCTGCCGATCATATCTTAGTTCAAGCAGCAATAGATTATAAATTCGAATATGCCATTAATTTACAACAGCTAAAATCTATTTTACTTAAGGGCACTGTCAATAGCGGCGGAGGGCCGCTAAAGCGAAGCTGAAGCTGTAAGCCCTTATGAAACTAAAGAGACCCTCCCCATTGGTTTATCTGGCGAGTCCGGTTATCAGGCGAGTCCGGTTTATCTGACGATTCTGGTTATATCCTGACGATTCTGGTTATATCCTGGTGAGTCCAGTTATATTCTTGTACATCCTACAAGATGCCTAAAATAGAATTATTGCAGTAATTTGCAAATCTTTCTAATGTCGGGGCAGGATGTTTGTGCACCTTTCTTGTTAGTCTTTATTTTATTTAGTTCTTTTTCTACCTCTACTTGTTCTTCTTCTACTTGCTGCATTTCTTTCTCTATTTCCCCAATTATCGACGCAATTTCTTCCTCTTCAGCTCTTTCTTTTGGTTTCTTTGGCAAGATTCCATAAATATTTTCTTGAATAGTTGGTATTTGTGGCACACCCCCTTGTGGCAGTTGTGGCACACCCCCTTGTGGCAGTTGTGGCAGGGGTTTTGCTAATCCTTGCTTTGCACTCATTTTTTGCATATTATTTAAAGTAGCAATTGCTCCTTTACTTAGCTCTGATCTTGCTTGAGATGGTAACGGAGGTAATGGTCTATATGCATTAATTATAGGAGCTTGTGGTACTTGTTGCTGATATAATAGGTTATATATGGTTTGATAATCTGAATCAGTGCTGTTTAATTCTATTGGCAAAGTTGGAGGATTTGTTGCGCAATATTTTATGGAATCTCCACCATATTGATTTTTAAGAGAATTATATAAAAAACTACATATTTGCTCTTTATTTGAATATGGTTTATTAAAGTTTTTATTTAGTCCATTCTTCTTACATAAATCTATAAGCTCTTTTCTGGATAGATCCATCTATATAATCGAATATATATATTAAAAAAAAATGAATATTATAATTATTATTATTAATGTGTATCATTAATAATAATAGATGACTACGATAGCCAATAATGAAGAGCTTAATCCTAAAGATGATAAATTAAATATAGTATTCATGGTAGATGCAACCTCATCTATGTCTACTACGTTATTAGCACTTAAACCAGCTTTAAGTCAGTTATGCAATTTGTTACCAATCTTCGTCTCTTCTTCAAGATTTTACATAGCGATCTATCGTGATTTTGATCTTAAAGATGATAATCTTTATAAATGTTATGGTCCCTATAAAGATTCTCAAATCAATGAAATGATTAAGATAATCGAAAGTACTCAGCCTATTGGTGGTGCCGATGATGAAGAAGCTCAGAAATTTGCCTTTAATATGCTTTTAACAGAATTCGATACAAAGGATAAGACAGTAGTTTTTCATTATACTGATGCTCCTCCTCACACTCTTCCTTATCCCACAGTTTTTCAGAAAAATAATCATTACACCGAAGGTTATCAGCTAAAGGTAAATGGTTTACAGCCAGATTGGGTCAAACTCTGTCTTTTATATAAGGAAAGAGGTATACCCGTCTATACAATTGGTTCTTTATCTAAAAAATCACATATTTATTATTCATTCATGGCTAGCCCAGCAATGACTAATGGTGCACTCCTTAATTTAAAGAATATCTCTACCGAAAATATCCTTAAAGTATCTGTGATCTTAATTAGCAGGGTACTAGGGTATGATGACTGCAATTTACAAGGTCTGGCCAGTCTTGTAGAAATATCTAATGATATGATCGATAATAATAATAATAATATGGTCGAGAGTGAATTATCTCCTAATTTTGCCAATCTTAAAATAAAGATACATGAATATACTGATAATAACAATGATATACCACAAATACCACAAGTCTCATCTTTATGTACAAGATTATCTTTAGAAAAAAGATATAAGAATGATTTTCTCTTTCAAAACCTATGTTATGATACATTTACAAAACTTATTAAAGATAATCATATATTAGCTTTAACCTATAATCCATTAATGGGATCTTTATATCGTCAAATGTGCAGAAAATCACATAATGCTGATTCAGAAGCGAAAAGACAAACTCTTAATAATGTATTATCAGATAGTGTTGCAAAACTTAAACAATCTAATCCAATTCAACATGAACAAGTCGCTAAATGGCTAGAGGAAAGCTATAATCGTATCGAAGAGATTAACGATCTACTCCTACAAGTAATCAATACATCAGCAAATGGTCTTACACCTTTCCTAACACTCCAGGTCGAGGAACGTATGACAAAGAAAGATTTGACTAATGCATGTAAGATTCCAATGCCACATCATTTAAAGAAATTATCAGATTTAATCTTGAACATTAGCATTGTAAACAAGAAACCAAAGACGATGCCAGAGGTATTCTTACCTTTAAGTTTAGAAAATAAAGACTTATTCTCCTTATTAAGTCATTTAATGTGTCCAGGCGTTAGACTCGATTTTAAGCCTACAATTATTATGGCATTACTTTCATTACAATCTGAGAGTGTAATCTTAGCAAATAGAGCCTTAGAGTATTTAACAGCTAAAGAGAATGTTGGTAAATGGTTTGATAGTGAAGGTAGTGAATGGTATTTATTCGGATTTATAAGACTCGTCTTAAATTTAAATAAAAAATACAATTATAAGATTCTGACTGATTATGAGAATGAATATTTAAGTAAACTTTTTAAGATTTCCTCTCTGAAGTATAATAACACTGATATCACAGTTAAACGAAAGTTCAGACTAGAACCCGAACATAAAAGAAAATATCATGACTATAAAATGCTATGTGTTAAGTGTAATCAATATCGTTCTTTAAGTATTATGACACCCGATGGATGTGGTCTATGTCTTTCTTACAGTTCAGAAAAGCTCGCCGAACTTACCGATCCTGAAAAGACTCATTCATACTTATTTAGTTGCTCAACATGTGAATGCATGTATGCTGTCCGAAATATCGATAACTTAAAGACGAAACCTAAATGCTATTATTGTCGTCAAGTACCTATTCAGACTCCTCCTAAAATTGTATGTAAGATATGTAATGTTGGTATGGTCTTACCAGATACCGCTAATAAGCTCATCCTAAATTTAAATGACACAGATAGTTTTATATGCTCTCTGTGCAATGAAAACGGAGAACAACAAAGAATCGAAATTATATCTGCAAGAGTACATGAGTTATTAAATGAAAATAACTGGCTAATACCATTCTTATTGGATTTAAACATTAGCTATAACGATCTATGTGGAACAGGATCTCTTTTCTCACTCAAAAACAAATTTTCATCTGTTGACGATAAAATAGCCTTGGGCTCTGTTGTTACTAATATTGATGCTACTACTAATACTAATATTGTTACTCCTCCTAATACCAATAGTACTAATCTATTATATCTTAATAAAAGACAATTGCTGAATACAGATGAAATTATAAATGACCTTCGACTGATTGTTAAGAATGGTATAGTTGGCATGGAATTATGTATAATCTGCTATAAAGAGTGTATTCATTCAGAAGTCTCTCCAATCTGCTATCATAAAGGATGTACTGCTAGAGCATGCCGCCCATGCATTGAAATGTGGTTTAGCGGCAATGCTCCTGGTCACCGTATCATGCAGAATCGTATTACTTGCCCAAGTTGCAAGAAAATCCCCAAGAAGGGTCATAGTCTTTTAAATCCACAATTTAAATTTCTTGCAAGTAACTTATTAAAGCAGAAACTAGAGTTCGATCATGACTGGCACTATGCATGGTGTATATCTTGTAATAAAGTTAAAGAATATATGGAAAGACAGTGTGCCGGACCAGATCCTATGGAGATTAAAAATTTTACCTGTGAAGAATGTATTAAACCAAGTGTAATCTATAAACAATGTCCTAAATGCAATTTACCTACTGCTAAATCAGCTGGATGCGATCATTTAGAATGTCCCATTAATCTAGGTGGTTGCGGAATTCATTGGTGTTATAGATGCCCTAATGGTCCAACTACTACATATTATTCAGATGATGCAAGAGATATCTATAATCATTTATATGATGTACATGGAAATATTACAGGTGCGCCAGACGATGTTGTAGCCGATGCAAATGCCGCTGCCATAGCTGCCTATAATGCAGCTAACGATTATGGTCTTATTGATGATGATGATCTCTACTAGCCCTTTTTAAAACTGGAATACACTGACCCTGGAATTAACATTAATAATTTATAAAATCATTTAATACACCTTGTGCAATAATGTCCCAATTATTAAGCTTTATCGTCTGCATTTTCGTATATTCATGATCTATCTCTCTCTTTTCCATTTCTTTGATCGCATTAACATAATCACTAACCGATCCAATATTCGGTATTAAGATACCATTCTTTCCATTTTCAACAAGACTAGAATTATTTATATTCTTTTCTGCAACTACCTTAATACCATAATAGCAGTATTCTAATAATTTGCAATTTCCTTGACATGACTTTACATTGTTCGGTCTACTCTGTGAAAAATCAATACCAATATCCGCATAAGTTAAATACATACATTTATCACTTTCTGTAAACGGATGATGTACTATTATATTAGTAGAATCATAAAACACTCTATCTCTTAAAACTTGAAAGCTGTGTTTACCTGAATAGCGTGTATCCTCTTCTCCTTCCTTTCTATAAGAGGCTGGTAAGTTAAAAGATCCTGGAAATATATGCAGTTCATATTTATTGCCTAATTCTTTCATAATATTCTTCAGCATATCAAGAACACCATTCATCTTTAACCTTCCTGAATATATAAGGACTGTCTTTTTCTGATTAAATTCATTTAAAGCATTTGTCTTCTTTTCATCATTATCTGGTAAATCTAATAAAGGTAATAATGGTAATGGATATAGAGCAGTATACATGTGATTTTGTAATTTTGAATCACTATTTTTAACACAATATGAATGCATCATATCATATGGATCTTCTTTAACGATTTTTTCAATGTAATTATTAACACCCATCGGAGATATAAATATCTTCTTATATATGCGTTGATCTTTGTTTCCAAACCTTTTAAAATCTGCAGCTTTAAATTCAGGTGTTTGTACATAGAGCAAATCTAAACACTTTAACGCAAATTCATGACAATCAAAGCCAAATAATTGTTTACATACCATATTCTCGCTCCTTATCCATCCAAGAGAATCAGATTTAATACCTATTTTCTG